AAATGTGGAAACGCAATACAGAGAAATAAGCTAAATGAATATCCAACATTTATAGAAAGCGAAAGATTAAAAGAATTTGACGACCAATTTGACAAGCATGGGAAATATATTTTTAACGATTACAAATCTAAATCTTAGCAATCTCACATAACGTTTCGCATCTTGGCGAAGTTGCGAAATTTAATACTGAACACGCAAATACAAACTAATCTTTAAAATTAAAAACCATGTTTAAAAACACAAACCCAAGTCGCAATTTTGCCAAAATGCTGTTAGTGGCTGTTCTTTTTTCTTTTGCCAGCTGTGAAGAAGTTTTAAATTATCCTATATATTCATTAAAAACAGTTACTTACATTCCTGATAGTTTAAAAATAGAACATAGAAAATGGATAACAGAGACAGTTAGAGCAGCTAACCAACAATTATCTGCAGGGGATTATGAAGATATTGACCAAACAATCATACAAGCGGAAAGGACTGCTGAGAATATATTTTCAGTTAAATTAATAGGGTTGAGAAAACAGATTAATGATAATCACTGGGAAGACTTAGAACTAAAACCTAATGAATTAAATTCGCAACAGAAAAAGGTTCTTGATTCTTTACAGAATAGCCACTAACTATTGGCTAACCGCTATAAATGTGTTACAATTTATAAAAAAACCCACTAAAATTAATTAGTGGGTTTAAAATATAACCTATAATATTATGCTACAGTTGTAAAATCTCCAAAGATTACAGCGTTAGGTCTTTCAACTGCTAGTGCAATTTGAGATTCAATTCTAGCTGTAATGTTGTTCTTTGAAAAGTTATCTTTATCCTCAGTAGAAAACTCTAAAGTTAGTCCTTCAGTAACAACCTTTTGAACATAACTCCAATCTCCAACAAAATACTTGTTTGCAGCTAACCATGTAGCCTTAAATAAAGGTATACCATTAACTCTAAGTGTACCACCTTCCATAGTCACAATGCCTGGCAATCCATATCCTGCACCTGTAGATTTCTCAATCAACATAATAGCCCAATAATCAGCAGGAGTAATAACAATCCCATTAACTGCATAATCAATGCCTTCTAAAACCGCAACGTTTTGAATTAATCTCTCAATTCTATTACCGCTTGTTAAAACAGATGCAGTAGCTACAGCAGCTAGTTCTCCACTAAATTTAGCGTTTTCAGCTTTAAAATAATCACGTCTTAAAGCACGTGGAATGAATGACTCAAGGAATGGTAAGTTATTACGCATCTTCTTGGAGTAAACAGCACGACCTGCTAAATAATCAGTAGATACATCTACCATTGTTATATCATAGTCAATTTGTGATTTATCAGAACCTTCTGCAACAGTAGAGATAGAGCCCTCGCTAGTTGTTTCTCTTGGGAAAGTATAAGTTCCTCCAGATATCGCAACTGTAGAAACTAAATCACTAAAGTTTAGTAACTGAGAAGGAACGATTTGAATAACGTCAGAATAGTCTCTATTTTGGTCTCCTGTTAGGTTTGCCCCTAATGTCATATTACCAACTGCCTTAATGTCAATTTGCAATTTAGTAGCTTTGTTACCTACTTCTCCAATTGCAGCAGCATTTTCTTTAATTGATTTTACAACTACCTCACCGTAACTTTTAGCTTCTTTCAATTCTGTACCCTTTTTTTCGTTTAATTTAACATCTAATAAATCTGCATAATCTTGAATANCTTTTAGCTCTACTCTTAGTTCTGATTTCATAGCNTCAAGGTCTGAACCCTTTACCATCTTACCCTCTAGGTTTTCAATCATACCCTTAACCTCTGTTGCATTTTCAGTAGATTTAGTTTCTACTTGCAACTTAATAGCGTCTAACGCTGTTTTAATCTCTAATGCTTCCATTGTTTTGTTTTTAAAATTTGAATCCTTTTAACGTGTCTAAAATAAGCGGCTGTTCGTTTAAAGTGATATTTTCTATCGGCTCTTTAGATAGTGCTTTTAATATTGTCTCCAACTCTCTTAATCGAGTGTCTGAATAGTCTAAATTGTAAGCTTTTTGTGCAATCTCCATAATTCCATAAAAACTATTTAATCCTTTCATTCCTTGCACTGTAGCTAATTCATTAGCAGCATGTGAAGTTAAGAATGAATATTCAAATAATTTATATTCGGTGATCATTGATTTATTGCGCTGATCTCTTTGCATAACTTGGTAACCTATAGATAATTCTGCGTTCATGCCGTTTTCAAACATCATCTTAACGTCAGTAAACATATCCCTAGACATCTCTTTATTCATGTTGAATTGAGAGGTTGTCATAAGACCATATTCATCCATTGTATCTATTTCTAGCGGTACACCTAACATCATGTTAGAATTATGGTCTTTAAGAACTCTAATTCGTTTAAAGTTCTCCTTTACGGTTTTATCAAAAGAACCAAACATTGAAATATCATCATCNGCATCTATATTATTGTAGGCATTAGCATAAGCCATTATTATACCTTTGCTTTCGTCTAAATCTTTTAAATCGTACGCAATCTGTTTAAATTTCATTTGTTTATTTATTTAATTATTCTGGAAAATCTACACCATAAAATACAATTACATTGTGAATAGTATTAGCTTGTGTTGGTACAGTAAATGTTGTATCTACCCCAACAACTTTAGATATTATTGGCTGAGCAGGCTGTAAATTAAGAACTGAAATAGCATCTCCTAAAGAACCAGTTTTCACTGTATTTCTAAAACTAAAATTACCACCTAAATTTGTTGCAGTAATAAAACTACCAACCGTACCTGTAATTACAGCGGAAGAAAGAACTTTATTTATTAATATAGCGGTTATATAATGTACCTTTCCCACTACGGCAGGCAATGTCACTACTAAATTATTTCCAGTAACTGATAATCCATTTACAATTAAATTGTTGTTCATGTTTTATTTATTTATTTATTGTTCTTTTCTGATTAAACTTCCATTTGCGTTTTTCTTTGGAACTAATGTCATTATACATCTGCAATTAATTATGTTGCCCGCTAATCCTAAATCTTGGTCTCCCGGGTACATAACCTCATTATCACCATCTTTGCCATTAACAACAAATAAATCTTCTAAATCAACTGTATTATTATTCATATTTAGATGATCAAATTGATCTTCTGGCGTTACCCTTGTTCTATCACTTTGAATAGATACCCATTTCTTTGTCATTACCAACCTACTTGCTCTCCCTGCTTGCAATGTAGCATAATTGCTTATAGTTGTAGTTTCAGTTCTTGCTATTCTTAACGCTTGATATCGATAGAAATTATTATCTCTAACCTTATCATATATTAATTTTCTAATTTGCATTATATTTAAATCCTCACTCTTATATGCATCTTTAATTATATTTACAATTGCATCTATCATAGTTTCAGATACCGTTGTAATCCGCGACCCTATACTATTAATTAATACCCTATTAATAAGATTATTAAAAAATACTTCAAAGAACGTTAAACCTATATCTTTTGTGTCATTATCTATATTCCTAACGACAAACTCACCATGTTTTAACCCTATAGTCCTGTACAACTCAATATACATACTTTTAATGTGTTTTACATCAAAACCATCATCTACTGTCATTTGCGCATTATCAACCGTTACATTACCTAAAGATAAGCCTTTTATTATAATTTTTAAATGCTTTTTTACAATTCTATACGCTTGCTTCTCATAACTTTTTTGTAGTATACTATAAGTTTGCCTGTATTGATCTGTTGTCATTAAAATGCATTATTAATATCTGTATTGCTAACTTGGTCTACACCTATAGGCATTAAGTTCATTGGCATATAAATATTGTCCATTCCTTCTAAATCAGATGTTTCGTATTTTAACGCTGTTCTAAACTCATTAGGGGTTATCGGTGCTTTACTTAACCAATCCACCATAAAACCCATATCCTCCTGCATCTCTGGCAATTCGCTCGCATCAAATTCCATTATACTATTTTCGTATCCTTTAAACTTCTGTATAAATCCTTTGCTAAATGCTTCGGAAAAAAGCATTAAATCAGGCATAATGTTATCCGTAACTACCCTTTTTTGTGCGGCTTTTAAAGCATCAGTGCTATTTAAACCGCTTCCACTATCATTGTTTAATAACTCATCATTCCAAATTAATACGTTACAAATTGTCTTTCGATCAAATGCTAAATATTCAAATGGCTTTAATTCATCAGTAGTAAGAGATATGCGTGTAAATCCTAATTCACCACTAGAACCAGAGATATTAGCAAACCTTCCCTTTTCGCTATCCATCTGCTTAATTCTATCCTTAATTCCAATAGCTTGTTCAGCACTTAATGGAGTTCCCTTGCCATGGATAAAGCCAAAAACACCGCTATTACTCATTGTCTTAGCGTTGTTATCTATTGCTTCGTTACTTGTCTGAATATTTCTTAAAGCAGCCGATAGTTCGCTTAATCCGTATAAATGCCTACCCATCTCATCATAAAATGGATTAGGACGTTTAATGTGAATTATCTCGTATGGGTAAAACTCGACAAATGATTTTAGATTATAAATAATATAATGATCAATAGGAGATTCTAAACCATACATTAAAGTTCCTGTTTTTAAAACAATCTCAACCTTGTCAGCAGGAAGTACATATAACTGCATAGGAACACCTGCGTTAGGTCCTTCTTTAGGGCATACTTTATAAAAATAGCAATTACCTGTAGTTTTAAGATAAGTTTTATAAAGTGCTAATATATCCCCCCAAGTTTGGTTAGGATTAGGCTCAAGCATTGGAAAAACTTGCTCTTCATCATCATAAGCCTTATTAAGTAAAGATAGTTTTGTTTTGTTTTGTAAGTAACTAAGATTGTTTTTAGTTGCTTTATAAAGATTTATTAGTTCGTTTCTTGCCTTTTTATCTTTTACCTTTTTAATTGAATAAGGAATAGATGCGGTTTTAACTGACATTTGATTAATAACTGCAAATACATCAGGATTGTCTCCATATCCTTTATTAAGTATTTCTGTATTTGTATTATCATACCTTGTAAAACCTCCACCAAAAATGCTAAATATAGCCTCGTTGAGTTTATTAACTATTGTATCTTTACCAATTAACGCATTAAATGCACTAGAAAATCTATTCGCCATAATAGTGTTTATAATACAAATATACTAATTATATTTAATATATTTTTAAACCTTTATTTAAAGCAAAAACCCCGCTAAAACTAATTAGCGGGGTTTTTGTTTAAAAAGGGCAGTTTTCTTTTTTTGGTTTTGGAATTAACTCATTGTATTCTTTTTTGATCTTCTCGCTTATTGCATCCCGAATAAATTTACCTATTTCAATATTATAAGAACGCATTTTAATCAATGTATTATACTGAATATCTGAAAGTCTTATTGTCTTGGTTTTAATGTATGTTTTCATAAATTGTAACACATTTATAGCGGTTAGCTAATAGTTATGTGAGATTGCTACGGTTTTTGTTTAAAACACGTTTTTCAATAAATCTATCTACGTGAGTTTCTGCGTAACCAGAAGTATTAACTATATCACATTCTTTTTTAATGAAATTATAAAGCTCAATTAAATCTTTTTTGCTATATAATTTTTTTTTGCTTTTATTTTTTTTATTTAAATCTTTTAGAATTTTAGTAATAGTTATAGGAACCCCTTTTTTTAATATTGCAGCTCCATCAAATGCAATTCCCTCCGTGTATTTCATAATTTTTAGTTTTTAAAGCCACAACCTCACATAACATCCGTTTGTAGCAAGACTTGCATCGTTATGTATT